GTTTACGTTTATCGACTGGCACAAAGCCAAGGAGGCCAAGCCGTGAGCGTCTTTGCCACACTCGGGATCATCATCCTGCTGACGTTCGCCGCACTGGCATTCGGCCTGTTGATCGTCCTGGTCGTGCTGATCCAAGAGATTGGCCCACTGGTGAGATGGTTGGGAAAACTGAAAAGGAAGGAGGCCAAGCCGTGAGCAACATCAATGACGTATTCGGAAGACCAATGTTTGAAAAGCAGATGAACCCTCAACACGAAGCGCACGAACGCCTTTGCAAGTCCATCGGAGATATGGCGAAGGAGAACGAGGCTCTCAAGCAGCACGTTTCTGAGCTTGAAAACCGTCTCCGCGCTCTGTGGGACAAGCTCGAAGGTGAGAGAAAGCATTACATGGAGAGGATCGAAAAACTCGAAGAAGCTGGTGATGCGATGGCTGAACGCTGCGAGGTAGACATCGAGAACTGGTACAGAACAAAGGAGGGGAAGCTGTGAACCATATTGTTGCCTCCAACAAAAAGGTCAGCAAAACCCCGCGCACAGACCGGCAGCCGTTCATCACGGTTGCGTTTCAGCGGTTCTTGAAGATCGGCTTCGCTCGACAACTGGAACGCCAGCTTGCCGCTGCCAACAAGCGGATCAAGGAACTGGAGAAAAGATGAACAACCCCATCGACCCCGTCGCATTCGTCTTCAAGCACCGGAAGACCGGCGAAGTCATGGTCACATCTGGAAGTGGACCGGATTACTGGTACAAAAAGGATTGGGAACACACCGCCAGCATCAACGCCTGTTTGGCCATCCATTACCTCATCAACGCCAAACCGAAGGAGCGGAACCGATATTTGAGGTCACTGACCGAGAAGGTATGAAACTGCGACCGATCAAGTGGGTCCACGGACCAGAGAACGAGCCGATCTTTTCCGAGACTGTGACGGACATCGAAATCGTCGATGAAGTCGGAGGCGAGTTCGTCGAGGTCCAACAGCACCATGATGGCTACGGCAAGATCGGTATTACACCCGAGGAATGGCCAACACTCCGACGGGCTATCAACAAAGCGATCAATCAATGCATGGAGTCGAAACAATGAAACGATGGAACAAAAAAGCACGGCCGCTTCTGGCCGGGACAAAATACGGCAACATCATCAAAGTATGGTGTCCGTATTGCAAAACACATCACATGCACGGATGGGACAAAAATGCACCAGATTCAGACGCGAGCCACAGGGTAGCTCACTGCCTCCCCGGAAGCCCGCTTCGTGAATCCGGTTACTTCATCACCGTCGAACCAAATCAGTAAGGATGAAACCCATCCTCACCCAGGAACAGGTTGACCGGCTGATCGGCACGGCCAAGGCGCCCAAGCCCCGGAAGCCGCTGAGCCACGGCGTCCTGCTCCACCAACCGCTGCCGGACCACGTTGTCCTGGACGTACGGAAGCGCTGGGAAGCCGGTGAGCCGATCAGACAGATCGCCAACGACCACGGCATCACCCGGGCAGCCGTGTCGCTGATCGGGTCCAGGCAACGACGGCGGGACGTCGTTTGACAAATCAGCAAATCGACCGCACACTCACCACGTCGTTGACCACGACAACGGGCCTGAGAACCCGAAACAGACATGCAACCAGAAATCCCAATCCAGCCATCGGCGGAGGCTTCCCGGCAGCGCAACGCGTCGGTCCTGTGCCAATTCTCAGCCGTCGGTGGTTGGATTGGGGATTCAGGAACCCCATGACAGACAATTCAACCAACACCAAACGCAAGGCGCCCGCCTTCCAGTTCTACGCCGACAATTTTCTGGCCGGGACTGCTGACATGACGGCCGAGGAAGTTGGCGGGTACGTCAGACTGCTATGCCACCAATGGACCAAGGGTGGAATCCCGAACGATGAAGACCGTGCCGGTCGCATGGCAGGCCTAATGGGGTCGCCATCGCTTCGCTATGTTCTCGCCAAGTTCTCGCCATGCGATGACGGAATGCTTCGGAACGAGAGAATGGAGCGCATTAGGTCGGAATCCGAGGCTCACAAGGCCAAACAGTCAGCATCCGGTCGAAAAGGAGCCGAAAAACGATGGTCTAAATGGCTGAATGATGGCGACCCTAATGGCGACCCTAATGGGGTTGCTATGGCGACCCCAATAGCGAACGAATGGCCAAATGATAGCTCTCCATCTCCATCTCCTTCTCCTAGTAATACTCTAAATCTAAAGAACCCCCATACCCCCTTGAAAGGGGGCGAAGAGTTCGAGCAGCTTCGAGCCAGAATCGGCGGATGGTTCAATCGCAGGGAATCCACGGTCTGGACCTCGAAGGAGATCAAAGCCCTCAAAGCCGTCCTGACACTCAAGACACCGCCCGAGGACATCGACGCTCTGGAAACCCGCTATCTGTCCGGCAACCCATACCTGCGACGCGACATCCTGACGTTGCTCAACAACTGGAACACCGAGATCGACCGAGCAAAAAGCAAAGTCGTCGATTCCCCCGCCAAACCCGACGACAAATGGCGTCCTGACATGGACATCGCCAATTACATGTAATGGACCCATTCTTCGCAGAAAACGACGAATACGGCCTGTTGGGTGCCTGCATGGCCGGCGGTCACGACGTCTGCCATGAAGCCTTCGCGGCAGTTCCGAGCCATGCTCTCCAAGTCGATGCGCTTCGGGACATCTATGACCTCCTGAAAGGCTTGGTTGCCGCCAACCAGCCCGTTGGCATCACCGACGTGGCCAAGGCCTGGGCGAAGTCCATGCCGGCCATCCCGGTCCCATTCGAGGCCATCAACCGCTGCGACGAACTCTGCCCCAGCCCGGCCAATCACCCGGAGTTTGCCAAAGCCGTCCTGGACGCCCATCACAGGCGGCAGCTAAGGCTTACTGGAGACCGTTTGATCCGCGAGTCCGCTGTCCTGACCCTCGGAGTCGATCAAATCGTCTCCAATGCGGAGGCAGGGCTCACCGTCGAGGCCTCAAAAGAGGAGATCCGATCCTCCAAGTCGGTCGTCACCGGTTTTATCGACGCCACACAGGCAAGATTTGCCCGCAAGGGAGAGCTGTCGGGCATCACGTCCGGGTTTCCCAGGCTTGACCGAATGACCGATGGATTTCAGCCCGGGGAACTGGCCATCATCGCAGCCCGACCATCTATCGGGAAGACGGCCATCGCCATCAGCATTGCCAAAAGCGCAGCCATCGACGCTCGGATCCCCACCATGTTCGTCTCACTGGAGATGTCGGACGAATCCATTGTGCGCCGCATGGTCTCCACCGTTGGGTCAATCCCGATGCACGACATCAAGACTGGGGAGCTCGACCAGGGCGGAATGCGATCCATGACCGCGGCCTCCGCCAAGATCGCCGCCAGCCCGATCCACTTCGCTTCCGGGTCCGGTGTCGCCAACATCGCCACGATCACCGCCCTGGTCCGTCGTGCCGTCCGCAAGTGGGGTGTCCGGTTGGTCTTGGTCGATTACCTCCAGAAGATCCACGGCACCAAGACCGCCGAGAAGCGCACCTACGAAATCGCCGAGGTCAGCGGGAAGCTTAAGGCCGTCGCTGCGGACACCGGTGTCGCCTTGGTCGCGCTGGCCCAATTAAACCGGGAGAACGAAAAAGACAAAGCCCGTCCGCCAAGATTGACGGATCTTGCAGACTCCGGCCAAATTGAACGAGACGCCGACCTTGTTGCATTGTTGGACCGCAAACGCAATGAGCCTCGAGGAGACGCTGTTCTCGCCGTTGCCAAACAACGAGACGGTGAATGCGGTCTGGTCAATCTGTGGTACGAAGGAAAGTTCTGCCGGTTCACAGAAAACAATAACAACCAGATCGAATGACAAAAGACGAAGCACTCAAACACGCTGAACGTGTCAACATAGCCAGACAACGGTTCAATGACTGGCATGAAAAGAACTACGGCACAACAGACCCAAACAACCGAGCCGCCGTCAACCTGATGCTGGCCCGATGGTCTGCATGGCTCGCCGCTCTCAACCTCAACAACAACACCACACACAAATGATCGTCGCCAAGATTGACGTGACCAAGCTCGACAAGACCCAGTTCTTCAAGGGAACCAAGGGCATTTACACCGACCTCGTTCTGATCCCCAACAAGGACGGCACCGACCAGTACGGAAACGATGGATTCGTAAGCCAGGGCGTGTCAAAAGAAGCACGCGAGGCAGGGAAGAAAGGGGCCATCGTCGGGAACTACAAGAAGATCAACAACGGGGGCAAAGACAAGCCTGCTCCACCCAAGGCCAAGCCACAAACGAATGCGGCAGACGAGGATGACGTCCCGTTCTGATCTTGAACTACACCAAGGCCAAGGCATTGCAAATGATCGACCACGCTGATCTGGTCCGCCTCGCCGTCCGCCGAGGGTGGATGTCATACCCACAAGGAACCGAGACCGACAAACACGGGTGCTTGAAGATCCAGAAGGAGAAGCCAGACATCGAATACAGAAAACCACGGCACACAATTGAGACAGCCCGCATCGCATACAAACTCAGGAACGATGGGTTGCAACTGATTGAAATATCCAAACGCCTATGTGTCCCAATGGGATCATTACACTATTTGATATCAAAAGGACACGAGGATTATCTAATTACACAAAGGGCAATCAGCAAAGGCATCATTGTCAAATCAAACGAGTTAGAAGGCTCCCGGCACAGGTCCAATAACAGGTG